ATCAAGATGCTAGAGAGTATCGGATCTAAATTATTTAAAGAAGACGGAATACAAGGTGCTCCTACCAACAACGGTATGAGAAGTCCTTCAGAAGCAAGCGAAGAAATTAATGCCATTATGGGCGATGATGCAGGTCCTTACTGGAATAGTTCACACCCATCTCATAAAGATGAAGTAGCTAAAGTGCTTAAGTTGCGCGAAATGGCTAACGGTGGTAGAATTTAGTAGTGTGTGCAACCTGCTTGAGAATTTAACTCCTTATTTAAAAGCCCCTCTAAATTGAGGGGTTTTTTATTTGACACAGACAACCCACTGACATTATACTGAATATATGAATCTACTAGGATAATCATTCGACCCTCAAACAAGTAGAGCTAGATAGGTCCCTCTTTCGGGATAACCAGATCGAAATACAGTTTTAATATTAACGTGATAACATGGAGAATTATATGTCACAACAAATTACTACGGCTATGGTAGATCAGTTCAGCTCGAACGTACTACACTTAGCACAACAAAAAGGTTCAAGACTTAGACCATTCTGTAGAATGGAATCTCAATCTGCTGAATCATCATTTTATGATAGAATCGGAGCAAGAGGAACTAAGCGTAAAGAAGGAAGACATTCTGACGTTGTTTATGAAGATACTCCTCATAGTAGACGTATGCTTACTATGGAAGATTTCTATTCTTCTGATTTAGTAGACAAAGAAGACAAACTAAGAACTATCATGGATCCAGAAAATCAATATGCTAAAGCAATTGGTATGGCAATGGGTAGAAGAATTGACGAAGTTATTATCGAAGGTGCTTTAGGTAACGCTTTTGGTGGTAAGAAAGGTACTTCAAGTATCGCACTTCCAGATTCTCAAAAAGTTGCTGCTTTCGTAGCTACTGAAACTACTGGTTCTCTTTTAAATATCGCTACTCTTAGAGCAGTAAGAAAGAAAGCTAAGCAATCAGAAGCAATGGAAGACGGTGAAAAATGGGTATTCGTTTATGCTGCTCAACAAGCTGATGATTTACTAGGAACTACTGAAGTTACTTCTTCAGACTTTAACACTGTTAAAGCTCTAGTAAACGGTGAGTCTGATACTTACATGGGATTCAAATTTATCTCTACTGAGTTACTTCCTTTCAACGAAGTTGCTGTTACTTATAACGACACAAACGGAGTCGTTGGAACAGGTGGTGGTACAATAGCTATCGGTCAAGGTCGTAGATGTATGGCTTTCAAGCCTAACTCTGCTGTACTTTGTGCTCTAGGTAAAGAAGTTAACGGAAGAGTTGACGAATTACCAAGTAAACATTTTGCTAACCAAGTTTACGGTTCTTTAACTATGGGTTCTACTCGTATGGAAGAAGTTCAGTTAATCGAAGTTATCTGTAAAGAAGTATAACAATTAAGAGGGTCTTCGGACCCTCACTATAGGAGAATATAATGGCAACATTAAATGGTGACAATTATAAATTACAATACATTGACAAGCCTTCTCAAAAGATTGAGAAAGGTGAAGTTGCAGGTAGAAAGAGACTAGTTCTTGAGCACAGAGTTCTTGACGTAGTAATCGCTGCTAACGACGAAATCCTAGGGCTTAATATTCCTGCAAACTCTATTGTAGTTGACGCTAAGATTAGCATCAGCAAATCATTAGGAGTTACAGGGATCTTCGAACTAGGTCACAAAGCTAACAGTACTGAAGCTGAAGACTCAGATGCATTTGTTGTAGCTGCTGACGGTGGTGGACAAGCTGTTCTTAAGGGACCAATCGCAGGTGCGGCAGGTATCTACAAGAGATTTGAAGAAGACACTCAGATCTTCGTAAAATGTACGGAAGTAACTGATGGTGCTGTTCTTGACGGAATAATCACTTTTGAAGTTGAATACGTAAACGATTAATTATTACAAAATCTCCTAGTGAGGTTTCTGCTATCTTCTCGGAGGTGATATGCTTACGGACTTAGAAATCGTAAACTCTGCTTTAGGGCGTCTAGGTTGTGAACGTATCACTTCCTTGAGTGATAACAACAAAAGAGCTAGGTTGTCTAATGACTTCCTAGAATCTTCAAGACGTAATACTCTTGAATTAGCTGCTTGGGACTTTGCTCTCAAGAGAGCTTCTTTAACATCTACAGGTACTCCTGCTTTCGAATTTACACATGAGTTCGACCTTCCTTCAGACCATATTAAAATAGTCTCAGAATACAACGGCGAAGAATACTTTGTGGAAGGAAATAAAATACTAGCTGATACTGAGACACTAAAGATTAAGTACGTCTATGAGATAGACGAAGACGTTAAGAGATCGCCTAACTTTGATAAAGCTTGGTACTTAGTACTAGCGTCAGAAATGGCATACTCATTAACACAAAACGGAGCTTTACAGGGCACGTTATTCGGTGAGGCAGAACTAATAGCAGGTAGAGCTTCATCTCTAAATGCTCAAGGTTCTAGCCCAATTGATTATACATTCGACACATTCACAAACGCGAGGCTGTAAATGGCTAAGTTTTTACATACACAATTTAGTTTCTCCAATGGTGAACTAAACCCTAGATTACTAGGGCGTACCGATATTAAAGAATACTTTAATTCTGGTAAAGAAATCACAAACTTCGCTGTAGCTACTGAAGGCGGGTTAACTCAATGTATGGGTTCTCTTCATGCAGGGCAGACTGACGTTAGCAGCGAAAAGTTCTTATTCACTTTCTTCGATAAGTACGCTTTCAGAGTGGAGAGTGGAGTACCTAAAATCTATTCTGCTCAAAGATATCCGCCAGGGAACGGTCACATGTTAGATTCCTTCGGAATTACTGTAGACGTTAGCGGTGTAGTCGGGGGATACTTCAACGATTTTGTATATAGTACTCACGTAGTGATTAATAACGCTATATTTATAGCTTCTAACGGAGTAGTAGAGCCATTAGTGATACTTAGTACAGGTACAGACGATTTCCCTGTTTTTGAACTCTACTCTTGGAGAGCTTATGGTGCGGCATTTGGTGGCTTAGTAGGAGGGACTGTAGCTCTAGCAGCTAGAACGTACCCACTATCGGTAAAAAATAACCAACCTGCCAGGGTATGGACCCTAAGCGGTGCAGGCACTAATATAGTATCTACCGACCCAGATTTCGTAGCTGATATGGTAGGATCTAATGTATCCCTATTGGATAACACAGACGAGGCGGTTTATGAGATAACGGTATTCAACTCGACTACAGACATAGACGTAGTAAGGGTGGACGGAGTAGCTCTAGCTGACGGTCCTTATACTCGCTATAGAGAAGCTTTATGGTGGACTAATAACTTCCCTAAAGTAGTATCATTCTTTGAACAGAGGCTAATACTAGCTAATACTGTAAAGGACATAGACACTATGTGGCTGTCTGAGTTAGAGAACCTAACAAGGTTTTCTATAGATAGGTTAAATGAAATAGACGCCCCTACAGTAGACGAGAGGGCTTTCGATATTATACCTGCTACTAAAGATGTATCTCAAATAATGTGGATAGAGCCAGAAAGGTATATCTCTTTCGGTACAGAAACAGAAGAATACATAGTAAACGGTGCAGATGGTTTATTCTCGGCAGGTAAGTTAAACGTACAATCTGTATCTAAATACGGAAGTCACGCTATAGGCTTGGCATTACGAGCTCAAGGAGCTACCTACTTCGTAGAAAGAGGCGGCAAAGTCCTTAGAGAAATGTCTTTCTCAGAAGAGAATGGAGGGTACGCCGCTAGGAATATAGGCGTACTCGGTCCAGACCTAACAGAAATATCTAAAATAGTGTACGATTTTTCTAGGAAAAGAATCTACGTACAATCAGATCAAGGGCTATCAGTAGTAGCAATAGACGCCGCATCTGGCGTGTTAGCTTGGTCCCAAATAAACCTTCCTGCCTCTCAGTCTCCTGAAATATCGGGGCTTATGAGGTTCGGACATACAGTACTTAACGACATACTCCTATACAGAGAAAACCTAACGGATAATTTTCTCACGTTCTACAGAGAGGGTGTGGATATAGAGACAGACTCAGCAGGAATAGCA